TTTGAGGCTCAAGTGATCAGCCCCAGCATGGCCGAAGGTCAGGACTGTCGCCTGCGCCGAGCTGAAGGCCAGCAGGCAGTATATCAGAATGGTTTTCAGCATGATGCAGGTTCCTTTTTTGGCGTGTTACAAAGCAGCAAGGGGGGCCGGAGCCCCCCGCTTAGTCAGGCAGATTAGGGATTGTTGAAGTTGACGATTCCCGTATCAATCATCTTCGTGGCGCCGTAATGCAGCGCGTACCCGATGCCGTCACCGATATGAGTCGGGACAGGGACGGGGCCCTTCACGCGGATGCCGCCCTGGATGGCGTAGCCAACCGAGCGCGGGTGCCAGATGGTGGCCGTCTCATCGCCGGCCCCGCCGTCACCGTCCCAATCATCGGACACATAGATCGGCATTCCGAGCAGGACGCCTTCAGCGCCGCTGGCCACAAAGCTCTGATTGCCGAGTTCAGCTGCGCTCGTGTACTTCGTGCCCCAGCTGGCCACACTCAACTCGAACGCTTCCGGACTCATGCCGAATGCGCACTGCTTGATGTCCACGCCAGCGATCTTCAATTTGCGATAGGCGATCAGGACATCCGTCCAGAGAACTGTGTTATCATTCGCGAGCGTCACGTCATTCGTGGTTGCGCTCTGCACGATCCCGGCCAGATAGGTCTCGAAAGCCTTCAGCAGGACGTAGCTCGAGTCCATCGCGTAGGTGTTCAGCAGGTCGAGGTTCGTCTGGAGTTGGGCAATGTCCTCAAAGAGGAACGCCTCGGCAGCAGTCTGGTTGACGGTGATCGTGCCGACGCTCTCGGCAGAGCTATAGCCTGTGTACTCGAGAGCAGTTTCGGTGCTCTTCGAGTCAGCCGTACGAGCGCCGATCAGTGGGACACTGACAGCCTTTGCGCCAGGGGCAAGCAGCGAGCTGTAATCGGAGCAGTAGTTCGAGAGAGTCTTGGCAGACTGGAAGTAGCCCTCCATCGCCGGGGCGAATACGGTGGGCAGCCAGTTTGCCAGCTGAGTCGTTCCGTGATAAATATCAGCCATTGGTCAATTCCTTTCTTTAGCGGCCCCGTAGGACAGCCTCGTTTTCTTTCAGGAACTTCAGGCCGTGCTTCGCCACGCCATCCCTGATCTGGTCAGGTGTGAGCGCTGTTGTGCCGCCTGAAGAGCCTGGCTTCGCGGCGACCACCGCCGGAGCCTTCTGGTCAGTGAGCCGTGACACAAGCTGCTCGAGCTTGGAAAGGCTCAATCCATCCGCCAGACCTTTGTCGTCGTCATTCAGCTTCGAGATTAACGCCTCGCGGCGGTCGGTCTGGTACGCGTCCCATTGGCCCGCTTTGTCTTTGGCTTCCTTCAGCTCGAGCTTGTACTTTTCCAGCACGCTCTCGAACTCGCCACGCTTCGCAGCTTCGGTTTCCTCACGCGCCTGCTTTTCAGCGAGCAAGCTCTGTAGTTCAGCCTCGGCAGCTTTGCGCCTTTCGTTCACCTCGTCAAAGCGCCCCTTCGGGATCATGACGCTTTCAGCAGCAGCGTCAGGCTGTGTCGTCGCAGGTGCGCCCTGCGTGGCGGTGGTCTCGTCCATTGTCAACCTTCGGAGTTAGGTTATTTTCCTATCCGCACGGTCTTCTCAAACCGCGCTCCCTTTAGTGCCTTCTCAACGCCATCATGAAAGCGAATCTTGACCTTTTCCGCAACAGGCGCAGCGAGCGGATCCTTCGGTGTGCTAATCGCCCTTCCCATTGCCGCGTTTTCTTCTACCTTCCAGCCGAACGCAGGCCAGCCGATCGTGACGCCGTGGTTCGAGTATGCGATCTGCTGTAAGTCGTTCATCATGTCGCCAGTCAGGCGCAGGTTCGGCTTGGCGCTGTAATCGGCTTGGCGCGGGATTCTCGGCTCGCCTGTCGTCTTGTTCTCTCGGTAGGCACGTGAGTATTCCTTGAACCTGCCACCCACACCCTCGCCTGAACTCGTCAGCTGGCGTATCTCGCGGATCACGAACGAACCCAGCTCGCGCCACCATGCGGCGCCCAGCGTGACAGTATCCTCTAATCGCTTAGCCATCAATCAAGGCCCTTTTGCGCCTGGCTTCCTTCGCGCCTTCTGGGTCAACCTCGGTCGCCTCGCTTTTCCGAATCCACTGGTGCCGGCAGTTGTATCCGCCGCCGTCAATGAAGGCGTTCCCGAACCTGTCCTCGATCTCATCCTTTGTCAACTCTCCGGCTGCCATCATCTCAAGGCACTCGTCCCGCGTCCGGTCGTCTGCCGGGCCGCTGTACACATAGAGCGTTTCAGCCGGCTCGTTCTCGGCAAGCACAGCGCGGACGCTCCGGCTGTAAGTGTTCAGCGTGGTATTGACCAGCGCCTCGACCCTATCCGCTCGCATCGTCTGCTGGATCGCTTCGCGGATCAGGTTCGCCGGACGGCCAGCGAGCACATTGCGCGTCAGCTCGGCCATCACGTCGGCGAAATACTTATCGCTGGCGGCCAGAAACGACCGCTGTGATGTGACCACCAGCCCCTGCAGGCTGCCAGTCGATACCGCGCCAGCGGCTGACAGGTTGCCCAGCACATCACGCCCGAATGAACCGAGCACACCATCGACAGCGCCAGACCAGCCGCTCTCCAGTTTCAGGCGCTTGAGGACTGTCGGGTCTGCCAGCTGCTCGACGATCGCGGCCTTGCTCGCGCCCTGCTCCATCAGCCCAGCAACCAGCCGGACCAGCTTGAGAGCAGCCTTCTCGCTCTCGCGTGAAAAGGACGCCGCTCTCGCGTCGATCATGTCGGTGAGCTTGCTCACGCAGTCCCGCCGAGCAGGTCAGCCAGGCTCAGTTCGCCCCGCTGCTGGATGGTCGGCTCTTCAGCACGCTCACGGGCAATCGTTTCCAGCCTGTCGCGCAGCATATCGTCAGACGCGTCAGGGTCAAGCTCGCGCAGGTAGTCCAGCTTGGAGGCGAGCCCGTTGCCGTATTCCCACTCCCAGCGTTCGCGCTTTTCCGTGTCGCTCATCGGGATGTGCGGCTCGACGAAGTTCACGCCGTACTCTGGTGGAACCGTCAAGCCGACAGACTGGAGGATGATCGAGTCGATCTCAAAGCGCGTCCGCTCGAACATCCGCCAGCGGGCGAAGTCGCTCATGATGGCCTCGGTCAGCTCGACCTCCAGCAGGCGCTGGTGCTCGCCGCTGGTGGCCCTGCCTTCACCTGCCCACTTCAGGCTCAAGTGATGAGCGAAGGCGACCGATTCCAGTTCGGCCCGCTGTGTTTCGATCAGCTGGCCGAGGTTGGCGCCAGCCGTCGCGAAGCTGAAGGTCTCACCCGGCTCGAGTGACAGGATTTCCCACGGGTTCAAAAGCTGTGTGCCGTCGAGCCTTGCGTCCGTCCACGGCTGACCAGCGCCCTGGAGCATGAATGCCTGGCGCAGATAGGTGCCGAGCACGTTGAAGGCCGTCTGAGCATCGAGTATGTCTCGCGCCATCGGTCGCCACCAGCTGGAGCCAGCTGCGCCACGATGCGCGAATACGACAGGGAGCACGCCGTAGGGATTCACAAGTTCATCATTGCCCTCGACTGGCATGATGCGCCCGCCTGCCGACAGCTTGAAGTGCAGCTGATCCGTCCAGACTGCCCACTCCATGTCTTCACGCTTCGCCCCGGCATTGTGCAGCGGGTAGACAACGCCAATAGGCTCAGGGTTCTGTGGCAGGAACAGCGGCTCGAACTCAATCAGCGGCTCGTGATACAACTGACCGTCTTCCGTCGTGCCGATCAGCAATGCCATCGACCCGAGCAGATAGGTGAGCCGCTCAAAGTGCGTCATGATCTCGTCGAGGTTCTCAAGCCGCTCAAGGTAGCGGGCATCTGCCACGCGATCCGGCGTTTCGCGATACACGCCAGCTCTCGCGTCGATGATCTTTCCCGCCACGGCCTGCACGCTGAAGGGTACCTGCCGGTCGACGCCGACCGGGAAGTATCGCGCCACATCCTGATGCAGATCGACCCCTCGGTACTGATCGACTGCCCGCCAGCGCTGCGCCTGCTTGCGCGACTCGCTCCCGCCGCCAGTGCCCGCGTAACTCTTGAACGCGCCAGCGATCAGCTCAGGTGTGGGTAGCGCGACGATCATGATTAGCCTCCAAAGCGAGAATGGCGGACAACCTGCCGCCTGTGGATCGGGTACATATACTCGATGGCATAGCTCGCGGCATCCAGCGCGTGCGGGTCGCGGGCGTGCTTATCGATCCGGCCATCGACCGTGCGTTTTGTGCGCTCGCAGTCATCAATCAGATGCTTGCACTTCGGGTCAATCGTCATATGCACGTTGCCGTCAGCGTCTTGGAGCATCCGATTCCAACTATTCAAGCGGTCGACCTGCTCAGGTGCAGCCTTCCTGCCCTCGACACGAAAGCCGTGATCCGTCAGGATCTGATAGTCCGACTTCGGGCCGCGCACACTGCGGCTCGCGCCGCTCGGATCGGGAAAGATTCTCGTGACATGTGGATACTTTTCTCGCAGCATCCGCGCCATCATGGCCGTGTGAGCGTTCGTCGGGATCACGAGTTCATCATAATAATGCACACGGTCAGCCGCAAGCTCACCACCGATTACAGCGACCATCGGCTCGACATTGAAGTCGAGTCCTATCCAAGACTGCGGGCCGGACGGCATCGTGTCGGTTTTCAGCACATGACGCGCCCTGTTGAAGTTCCACGCCGCCCGGTTCCCGCCAGTCTCGAAGCTCGCCTCGTATTCCTGTGCGTACAGGATCGGATCCATGTCCCTCCGGGCCGCGTCGACCTCGGCAGGATCCACGAAGGGCGAATCTTTCGTCTTATACAGCCAACTCGCCCAGTCGCCATCATCAGGGTCTTGACCGAGCCGGAAAAAGTCATACATCCGATCATAGCCACGCGGGCTGCTGGTAAACAGCGCTGGCCCTTTCGATTGCGTCAGCATCGGGCGGATCACGAGCTGCCACATTTCCTGCTTGCGCCACAAAGCGAACTCATCCAGCCACACACGCGACAAGCCGACGCCCGGCAAGCCGTCGGGATTATCAGCGCCGTGCAGCTGGATAGCGCCGCCGTTCGGGAAGGTGGCCTTCAGCTCGCTCACCGACAGCTGAACGTCAGGCAGCTGACGCGAAAGCCAGACGAGCAGCGGCCAGACGTTGCGCTTGGCCTGCACGCGAAAGGGCGACACGTGCCAGCGCAGCTCACCCGGCTGGATCGGCTCAGAGCATAGCCAGACGAAGCCCGCATGGGTCTTGCCCCACCGCCTGCCAGTGACCAGCGCCTTGAATCGCGCCGGATCGGACACGACCTGCCTAATCTGCGGAGTTAGCTGGATCATTGAAATCGAAAATCTTAATCGGCTCGCTCACCGTGTGTTCGATCACTTGCGCGTTTGGCACCTTGCCCTCCGTCCGTTCGGCGATAAACTGCACGGCCCAGCTGTTACCCTTGAGCGCGTACTGGTAGACGGATCGCATCACGGCGTCGAGCTTGGTCATCGTTATGCCGCCAGCCTTCACCTCTTCCAGCCCGATCTTTTCCAAGATGTGCTCGATCCTGTAGCGCTTTCGCTTGCGCCCAGGTGAGCCGCTGTTGCCGACAGCGAAGGTACCGTCTGGATTACGCTCAGGCATTCTCTCGCTCCGCTTTCTTTCCTGTCAGCGTCTCCCACCGCTT